CATCTTACATGGTCCACACCAAGATGCTGAGAATTTTTTTACTTCTACCATTTTTTCTTATTTTAAGTTAAATTTTTTATCCATCACATGAGAGACAATCAGGGTCCATTGCTTTCGTTGCAATATCACCACGAAGAACCGATTCAGTTCTCATATAATAAAGTGTTTTCACACCTTGTTTCCAAGCTTCCATAGTCACTTGGTTAATCCACTTTGGTTCTGCGATTGCAGGGAATGCCAAGTTCAAAGATACGGCCTGGTCAATGTATTGTTGTCTTATTCCAGCCTGTCTTACCAAATCCAATTGGTTGATTTCTTTAAATGTTTTAAATACATCTTTTACTGGAAATGCCTTTTGTAAATCATGTGGAGGAATTTCATCACATCTTACTACTTTACCATTACAAAAACACCAATTATCTAGTTCTTGAATATCTTGTATAGAACCACCATCTTCCAAAACCTTATCCCAAGTTTCTTTTGTATTGATTCCTACTTTCTTAAATACTTTTTCTAATTCCGAATTTCTTCGGATAAAAGTTCCTTTTGCAGTTTGTTCGGTGAACACATTTGCTGCCCAAGGTTCAATACCTGCAGATACATCACCACTCAATTTGGAATTTGATACGGTTGGAGCTATTGCTCGTAAGTGAGTATTTCGGAATCCACTATCTTTACACCAAAGTGGTTCACCATATTCAGATGCGAGGTCTCTTGATGCCCTCTCGGATTCTATCTTCAATTGAGAGAAAATCTTACGAGTTTCAAACTGAGCAGGCATTCCTTCAAATGGAATTCCTCTTTGTTGTAGATAAGTATGCCATCCTAATACTCCCAATCCTAATGCTCTACCTTTTTCGGCCGAACGAACTGAGTTCTCAAACCCCCTTAACCCTTTTGCCTTTTGGATAAATTCAGAAAGAACCCCATCCAAGAACCAAATTGAGGTATAAATCAAATCAGTATCCTTCCACTCATCGTATTTAGCCAAGTTTAAAGAACTTAAACAACAAACAAATGAATGTGATTCATCGGTATGTAAAGTAATTTCAGAACAAATATTCGTCATGAATACTTTCAAACCATTTTCCTTATACATCGGAGGGTTTTGTTTGTTTACATTACCCTTAAACATAATATATGGTTCACCAGTTGCCTTTCTCTTTTGAAGTAGTTTACCCCACTTTCTTCTGGCAGTTTCATCACCATCTTGGAGTTTTCTCATAAACTTATCACCTATCACAGCACATTGGTGTAGGTTAAGTGATTGTCTATTCACATCTCCCTTTGGTTCTCTGATTTCTAACCATTGTTCGAAATCTTTATGTTCGATATTTAGGTTTACTGATGCAGCTCCTCTACGAACCGAACCTTGATTCGTTGCAAGAATGGTTGAATCGTAAATCTTACAAAAGGGAACTACTCCATCAGAAGTTCCATTTCCCGTAATTACTGCACCGGCAGGTCTGATTTGATTGATACCAATACCAACACCACCACCATGCTTTGCCAATAACATCAACTCCAAGTTTTTATTACCAATATCAAAAATAGAATCGGCAACATCAATACCAAAACAAGATATAGGTAATCCTCTATCGGTTCCCGTATTTGAAAGGACTGGAGTAGCAAGGTTCAACCAACCTTTCCAAATGTAATCAAAAAATTTGGTTGCCATTTGTGGTTTATTTAATCTCTGTGCTACCTTGCTAGCAACTCTCCAATAAGCATCTTTTGGTTTTTCACCAGGAAGTAAATAACCTTTTGAGATTGTTTTTACATAAATCTCGGTATTACCCCATGATGGAAAATCAACATCTAATTCCCAACCTAATTCTTCGCCGTAGTTTCTAACTGCCATTTTATTTCTTTCTTTTTAACTTTTAATTACCATCCCAAGGTACATACTTGTATCTTTGTTCCAATTTTTTAATCTCTTCTTCATTCAATTCTTCCTCATCGTCTAAATTGAATTCAATAGTATCATCGTAACATTTTTCATCATCGTGGTGATAGATATCGTCACACATTCCATCGGGACAATTCTCAATCATTTCTAATGCTTCGTCAGCATCTTCTGCGAGAACACTATAAGTCCATGCTGTAACAAGAACTCGTTCTGCTACAAATGTAAATTTTTTCTTTGCCATAACCTTTTTTAGTTTAAAATAAATCTGACCAATCTTCACCTTCGTTTGCCTTACTATAATCAGTAGGTCTCATTGCGAAGAAATCGGTATGGGTAACTCCACCAGTGAGGTGGTAGAACCAATCTAATTCAGATGCTTTGGTTTCATCATATTCAAAGTAATCTTCACTACCTTTAGTTGGAGTGTATCCCAACTCTGCTAATTTTTCATTAACTCGTTTGGTGATAAATTCTTTTAGGTCATCTTTTTTAAGATTTTCCAAATCACCCATTTCAAAAATTTTATCAATAAATTTGTGTTCCAAATCTCTAATGATTCTTGCAGCCTCATAAATTGCAGGTTTTGCTTCATCCAATAGTTCTGGAAACTCCTCGCACATATGACGGAATAATTGACATCCCATCTTTGAGTGAAGTGATTCATCTCTTACACTCCACTTCATTTGCTGGCCAATTCCTTTCAATAGATTTCTCATTTGGAAAGAATATAGGACAGCAAATGAGGAGTATAGAGCTACACCCTCTGCAAATGCAGAAAATATAGCAAGTGAACGAGCAACTTCAACTCTAGCTGTATGATTAGTCTCCAAATCCTTTGGTGTCCAATCTGCAGTAGTGTTGGTTAGAAGTTCGAATCGTTCTTTCATGACTTCATCGTGCATAAACCCAGCGAAGTCATCTAATCCAAGTGTTTCATTTAGATATGAATAAGCAACTGAATGGATTGTTTCTTGTGAACCAAAAGCCATAGCCATTTGTTTGATTTCATGTTTTGGAAACCACTTGGTAACCATCCCTGTCCAATAATCACTTACTGCACATTCGGTCTGAGCAAATCCTAAAAGAATGTTTCCAACCAAATGTTTTTCTTCTTTGGTTAAGTTTTCATTCCAATCTTTCACATCCATCTGCATAGGTATTTCGGTATGTAACCAAAATGCTTGCATTTGTTTTAACCAACCTTCGGTATAGTAATCTGGATATTCAAATGGTTTGAACGGAATTCTTTCTTGAAATAATTTACTCATGGTATTTTGGATGATTTTATTTTGTTTCTTCTACTGATACTTTTCTGTATTCGGTTACTAATTTTTTCAATTCGCCGATAGCTTTTCTAGCTCTTGATTTAGCGGCCTTAGTAGTTCCGTTGTGTTCAGTTTCAAATTGAGTAAATAATTCTTTCATTTGCTCAAACAATTCTTGTGAATTTGCCATAAATAATTTTTTTTAGTTAAACATTGTTTTTTATTGTTACCACCTCTTTAGGTAGGTGAGTATAATTATAGTATATATTAGAAAACCAATCACAATTTTTAAAAATTTTCCTAACTAATTTTTGAAATCAAAAAACTCGTTAATTTTTGAATTCTGTTCATATTTTTGAAAATTATGATTAAACACATTCATATTAAAGTCTGGTTTTTTAATCTTCTCATACCCACCAAGTTTTACTCTTTTTTCAAAAAGTAAATCTATTTCTTTTGGATTTTTCAATCCATTATATTCATCGTATTTTTTCAAAATGTTTTTGGATGATTTTGATAAGGGATAAATATATCTAAACATCAATCCACGAATCCTATCAATCCCTTTGTGTTCACAAAAATCGTGTGTTAGCCAAAATACTTTCTCTACACCCTTCCATTCTGCGTTTTCTTTACATAATTGTTTAGCACTTCGAGGATGTATTTTTTCACCACTCACCCTATCCATATAAACATCGGTTTTAAAATAACCAATATATCGGAAGTTTGATGCCTGATACACAAACCCGCATTTTCCCATAATACCATCGGCGAGAGTGTATATAAATTTAACATCGGTATTCTCTCTAGCCCAATCCAATAGAACTTTAATGGCTTGAGAACCAAAGTTACTTCCATTTTTATCAGGTCTGAAACACATTTTACCTATTTCAAAATAATCGGCAGTAACCATATTATCTTTGTAAAATATCTTTTGAATAGTTTGTAGAGGTTGTGTTCCCCAACCTAATGTAATAACACCAACCAATTCATTATTATCATAATACCCCAAATACCATTTAGTCAATCTTGGTAGGATTTTACTATAATGATATTGTTGTATAAATGGTATTGCAGTATTCTTATGTATTGGTTTTATTTCCATTTAACCCTTATCCGAAAAACTGATTTACTTTTTCTTCAACTTTCTTTTCTACTTCCACTTTTTTTGTTTTTGATGGTTTGGATGTTGGTTTGTTGATTTCCCAATTTATTCTTGCTTCAGCAATCTCAAAGTATTCAGTTTCTCTTTCTATACCAATAAAATCCATTCCTTCTCTTACTGCTGCTTTACCAGTACTTCCACTTCCCATAAATGGGTCTAATACTACTCCACCTTTTGGTGTCACTAAACGAATTAGATATGCCATCAAATCAGTTGGTTTTACGGTTGGGTGTATATTACCTTCACTTCTATCACTCTTTGATGTTTTTGGACAATAGAAGAAACGAGATGCTGATGAAGTAGTTTCTTCCCCATAACCTCCTTGCCCTGCATCTGGAAGCATCTTACCTGCTTCTTCATCAAAGATTATGTTTGCGGGAAATCTACCTTCAGCTCCATCACATACTGCCCCATCTGCAATTTGACCATATTTTTTTTCACTTTGATAATTACCGACTTTATTTCCATCTTTATGAGATGTTCTTGGTTTTCCCTCAACCCTACAACCATCTATGTTTATTCCACCAGTTCCCCATTTTAACACATTATCTACTACCGTTTTTTCACTTATAGGTTTTCTCCCCATTACAATAGGTTCGTGAGCAGGTTTAAGAGCAGTTCCCCAACCTTGATATTCATCTATCTTATGTCCTAAGTTCATAGATTTAGGAAACCCACTACCATATACCCACATCATTTGGTCTCTAATCTCAAATCCAGCGTTCTCTACACCACTTGCCAATCGGTGATACATTCTACTCCCACCAAATGCTAACATATATCCACCTGGTTTTAGAACTCTGTAACATTCCATAGACCATTCGGTTACCCATTTCTCAAACTCAATGTTATCAGCAAGGGTAGTCATTTTCATACCTGCTCCCAAACCTTTAACAACTTGTGATTTGGTTTCTTTGGTTGCTTTTATGTGGTCCCAATCCTTACCCATAAATGATAATCCATACGGCGGGTCAGTAACGATACTATCCACCGAATCATCATCTAATTCTTTTAATTTTTCTAAACAATCTCCTAGTAACAATTTCATACAAAAAACTTATATTTATCTAATCTATTTTTAATCAACTCAAAATACTCAACATCCTTTTCAATAAGGATACATTCTCTATTCGTATTTATACAAACTTCACCAAGTGTTCCACTACCTGCAAAATTATCCAATATCATAGCTCCCTCATTAGATAACATCAAAACTAATCTTTCAATCAGTTTGTAGGGTTTTTGTGTTGGATGATTTAGTTTTTCTTTACTATTATGTGGTAAAGCGGATATATCATCCCAAACATCACTTAAAGTTATACCTTCTTTTAATATACCCTCTGTGTATTCTTTTCGAGTTGTATTTGGTTTTATCTTTATAGTATTAAATGTACCCTTATCACCATTTGTATAATAACATATAGGTTCATATCCACTTGATAATGCATTCCCTCTTGATGAATTGAATGCCCGTTTTCTACTCCAAATTATAATTCGTTTTTCGGTAAAATACTTATCCAAAATAGTACAAATATGTCTGTTGTATTGTCTACCTGTAAAGATTACAACATTTCCGCCATCTTTAACAATTCGTTTGTATTCAATGATAATTGTTTCAGCCCAATTCAAGTACTCATCTAAATTATTCCATTGGTTATCCCAATCTTCTTTAACAACACCATAGAAGGGCCAATCACTTATAATATGGTCAATACTATTATCATCTAGTTCTTTTAATTTTTCTAAACAATCTCCTAATAGTAATTTCATAACTTATCCCATATTCTCAACATACTTTTTGTGAAGTAGTTGTTTTGTTTCTAATTGTCCACTTGCTGCCTCTTTGGTTGCAAGAATCCCATCGGGAGTATTTCCTTCATATACTTCAATAAAACCTGTGTTGGTATCCATCTTACAAGGGAAAGTAATTCCATCTTGTCCAAATCGGTTTTTCATCACATGGCAACGAGCTGTATTATTTAGTTTATCTTTACTCTTTCTACTCCAACTCATAATAAAATCAGCATTCATTACTTTAGCGTATGAATCTGCGATTTTATCTGCTTCAATAACTTCACTATCAATTGCCGAACGATTAGTTTGAGATGCCGTCCATACCGGAATTCCCAATTCACCACCCATACCACGGAGGTCAATATACACTCCACCTTGTTCTGCGTAAGTAGAATCGGTTTTGTTGGAGTGAGATAGTAAAAGGTCAGCGTAATCCACAATAATCAAATCAGGTTTATTACCTGCTGCAATCATCTTTTCAATGTGTGCTTGTAGTTTTTTTACACTCACCCCTTTCGGTGGATAATACTTGATAAGTAGTTTACCACGAAGACCTTTAATTTTGTGTTTTACTTCCTCGGTTTTTTCTTTGAGTTGAGCAGATGGAATATGAGTAAAGACAGTATCGTATCTAGCACCTACATAGTGTTCGGATAATTCCATAGTGTAATGAACTACACTTAATCCTGCTCGTACTGCTGCAGCACCTAAAGCAGTTAGAATCCAAGTTTTACCTACACCTGATGGTGCAACCACTACTCCTAACTCACCTGGTCCTAATCCACCATCCATCAAATCATTTATTGGTTTCCAATCAGTAAGAACGGTATCTCGTTTCTCATCGGTTGATCTTTCATCAAAATCTAATAGATAATCGTGTCCCAAATCATTTTCTACACCAACTTTCATCGCCTTATCAACCAATTCTTTGATTCTATCGTATGAGCCTGCTTTAAGTAAATCAACTGATTGCAAGATTACTTGTTTTAGATTTTGATTTTTACAAAAATCGGTAAATTCATTTTTGATATAATCTAAATCAACATTACCAACTTGGGTAAAAACGTGTTTTAATTGGTCAACAATAGTTTTCTTCAAAACATCATTATCCAATTTAGATATCTGAACTTTGAATACGTCAAGAGTTGGAGTTTTTCTATAATCCTTATGATAATCAAGTATTTCACCAACAATCCATTTGTTAGCCTCACTCTCAAAAAACTTCGTAGTTGTAATTTCGGAAATAGTATCTAAAAACTTACCATCGGTTAGTAAAGCCGATATAACTTTTGACTGAAACGATTGACCATATTTTGATAAAGTATCTACTTCTTGCATTATATTAATTTTCTACAAAGATACGAAAAATGTATGATATATACAAATTCCTTTAAAAATTTATTTTTCGAATACCCAAATAGGTTCACCAAATGCTTGATTTTTGGTTTCTTCGGCTAGTTCTTTCATATCATCCGAATAGTATTCTGATTTGGCAGTTCCCGAACCACCGTTGTTTGGTCTTGCAGCGAGTTGCATTCCAATACAACCTCGATACTTCAATCCCTTTGATTCTAAAAATTCATTCATTGGATTTACAATTTCCAAATAACCCTTATCAGGTGCAGAGTAAACATCTGCTAT